AATCGTGCTTCGATATCGGATGCCATGTCGTGAAGCGTAAGAATCTTGCGTCTATTTTTGTCTATTTCCATCACGCTTGCGTTACCTTTCTAAGCTTATCGTAACGAATCATCACTTGATCTTTCGTGTCTCTTATCGAGCAAGGCTTTCCATCGTAAGGTGAAAAGAAATCTCTTATTATGAAATCCTTTCCATCTTTCCAGTCAGCTTTCGCTGCCTTAGCTGATTTATAATCTCTACCATATGCTGGTACTACTAACATTTGTTTTCCTTTCGTTGCTGTTTACAGTACATACGAAACCATTTCATACGTTTTACTGCTTCTAAAGATTGTCACGTGTAAACCCTTCTTTGTATTTCTACCTTTCAAAGAGTCGATATCGAATGAGCGAGACCAGCTTTCACCAATTCTCATTCCACCAGTGAAGAGGAAATTTTCCAATTCAAGGCTAACTAATTTCCTTTGAGCATTGTCGATCATTAGTTGGTCAATCGCTCCCCAAAGGGTTTTAAAGTGACTGTTCATGTTTTCCTTTCGTTAATGCTTAACTAATTTTAAGCATAGAGGAGCAACCTAAGCAAAGCAAATACACTCTGCTCGGTTGCTCTTAATGCTAAAAAGTAAACACTTAAGTGTGAACCGCTCGCAACCTATTCGCATTTAAATTTCGAAATCAGTATTGAGAGAATTCGATCTAATAACTCTATTAGATCCAACCCTGAACACTCCCTTGTAAGTTCAGCTTGTAAGACTTGTCACAATAAAAGCACGGCTCAATTCCCCTCGCAAGTTAGGAGCCGTTTCGAGATATATCTTTCCCGCGTTTCGAAAGTTTCCTGTCAACTTACAAGCTCCCTTTTCAGGGCATCTTAACGCTATTTTGGAGGCTAAGACCCGCCCTAAGTTTAAGAGCCCGCCCTTGCGATTCGCTCTAAGTGACACTCCCCTTTGCAAGGGCATATCCGCTTAAGACAAAACCACTAAGAGGGACTCAAAAAGCAGAGTCAAGCGATTTCGAAAAAAAACCAAAATTGTTTTTCATTCCTGGAATCATGCACACACATGCGCACACATGCGCGCGAGGGTAAATCTGAAAAAATACATGTCAAGCGAAAAAGTGAAAAATCGTTTTCAGAACTTTTAGATGCTAGGATACCAGTAGAGGAGCAAAATGGATTTAAGGAGCATCTGAGAGGCTAAAAAGGGTATTCAAAGGGTACCAGTAAAAGAGAGTAGAATGAATCAGAAAATCAGAAATAAAAGATTGACTTGATGAGAGAATCTGATATTTGCGATACCAGGAATAAAAAAGTTGAAAAAATCGCTTGACAAGTTTAAAGCAGTATGCTATAATCCGACTGGGGGGAGGGGGTTATAACAGCGATTCGCGTCGCACGTGTATTAT